GTCATTGGTTTGCTTGAGTAGTACACCGTTTTCGTACAGATTAAATGCGTTTACATCGTAAGAGAATGGGTAAGTTGAAACGCCTGATTGAGTATAGGCAATGATGTTTACAGGATTTCCGTTGGGAACCGTCAGATTATTCTGCGACCATTGAATGATGGTCAGATTCCCGGTAACAAGGTCTGGGAAACTTGTGATTGTCTGATCGACAATATCATAGTCCGATTCATTAACCGCCGTACCGTTCAGGAAAAGAAGTTCATACCCTGATTCTATCGTGAACCCAGATGCCGTGTAAGACGATGCGCCGGATAGCGATACATCATGCCTTGTAAACGATGCGTAAACGCCGCTAGACGGGTTTTCTGACTTAAACGATACCACGGTAATAACATCATCAAGAGTGGCTCCTGTTGCCAGCGTAACCGTTCCTGCCGCGTCGATATATTCATCCTCATTCAGAATCAGGCCATTCTGCAAAACCCAGCATTGGTCAACAATGTATCCCGCACCGCGAGTAACGGAAAACACGGTCTGTCCAGAAGTTGCAACAAATATCTGCTTCGTGAAGTAGAAACTATCAGGAGACTCAAACCCAACCACCCGTCCATAAATATCCACCGTAATAGTGGCCGCTGATGCTGTTTTTTGGTACGGGCCACCAAAGTCGAGATATTGGGCTAACTGAGCGATAACTTGACCTTGGTTGTTGTTAGAGATCGCAATCTCACCTGTTCCTACAGAGGTTGTCCCGGTAGAAATCAACTGCCCAGTTCTTGCGTCAAGGTCAATATGATTTATTCCATCGGCCAATGCGCCCCAGATCGTAGGATCGAATTGTGCAGTAGTTGCAGGAACAAACGCCGCCGTTCCAGCGGCATAAGTAGCGAAGTCTGTATCGAATGAGAACTTTCTGTTTTGACGGTTGCAGAAAACAAGATACTTATTCGACCCAAAGGAAGGTTCCGCAAAGTACCACTTGTAATCGGCAGGGTTGGTGCTTGCGTTGATAGCAGATGAGTTCTGCAAACCATAATAGAGTTTCGTTCTAGGATTCAACGAAAATCCACCACCGGAGATGTTATCAGCGTATGCAACATTCAAATACCGATCTGCGTACTGGAAAGTTGTCGGCCTCCATTGCAGAAGCGAACTTGCGTTACTGAAGTTGCTTGTCCCAAGGCTGTTGACCATTCTCGAAAAAAGATACCAATTTCCAGACGGAATATTAGAGAGCGTGATAACAGGTAAGGCTGTGCTTACATTCCAAGGCGTTCCACTTGCTTGAACCTCACTCGTGCCTGCAAAGATCATCTGATCTGATGTCGGACTAGCGAAAGCCGAGTACCAGACTTCGGCATATTGCGTAATTCCAGATGATGCCGTGGTCACGCTTACACTAAACGATGGAACTGATGCGGTAGGGTATTGAGAAGCGACTACTGGAGGAATCAAGTTTCCGAAATACAAGGGATTCCCTATTCCCGTGTTCGGCGCAGGGCTGAATTGAGTAATAGAGACATCATCATAGATGCTTGGGTTGTATTCCTGCAAAAGCAACTTGACGACTACAGACCCGTCATCATTGAAGGTTTCGGTGACTTTTGTAATACGGAATAGTTTTGCAACAAAGCCGTAATTGACATTGGTTAGACTAACAATATCTCCAGCCTCAAGCTGTATTCCAACAAAATTAACCGAGCAATCTACCTGCAAGTCCTCTCGTGCGTTTTTCAGGAATCGGTTTGCAAGGTATTGAGAGCGAACATTGTCATTAACCAATGGAAGCGACAATGATTGTTTGTTGACAGGCTCGTTAGGAAACAGAAGCGATGGATCAATCTGGGCAAGATCGTAAGTGACCGAATTGAAAGCATCCTGACTTGTTTTGTCAGGGAATTTAACTTCAATGACATTGAATGTGCTTGATATATCAATGGGCGTAATTTGAATAGCAGACACAATGCTTGAATCATCAATCGCCATTGCGACTGTATAAGACGGAGACTGAACAATCACGCCCCATTTAGCCGTGATCTCGTTGTATTTAAGTTGGCAATCACAACACGCAGCCATGTCTTGCAAGTTTTGCATGATGCTTCGATTGACATCTACAACACCATCGAACCTGAACCGGGTTTGAGTTGCAGTTCCACCTGAATAGGGCGTGTAGGTGAATGTCTGGTCACAGTAGGTATTGAGAGCCGTCAGGCTTGTCGTATCTACCTGCGCTAATGGAATTGCAGCGCCATACCGAGTGTCTGTTAGGTAGTCAAGGAAACAATCCCCCGGCTTGTAGCGAGAGTTTGTGATCTGGAACTTGGTCTGCTCTAGCCCTGTGATTCTAGCGTCTTGATTGTATACAAGTTTGATAATGGCAAACGCGCTGTTTGTCATTAGCTTTGTCGAATCCCATTTGTAAACAAGATCGGGATCGGACATAACCGAAATTGCCGATGCACTCGAATTGGCCGGAGAATTTGACCCGTTGCTGTAGAGATAGATTACGATCTTTCCGGCTACCTGAGTGTTTACCTCGCCAGTAGATTCGTCAGTCAGAGACGCGACTGTATAACCGTCTCCCTGGAAGGTTACCCGTTTTCCGCCGTAATAGATTTGCCCGAATGTAATAGTGTCAGACGATCCGGTAACTTCGGACAACGCCAGCACATAGTACATTTTCTGGTTATTGCTGGAGATACTAAGATCAACAATAGTCCCGCCTACCCATGCGCTTCCATAGACCACGGGCAATTTGTTGTCTGTAGCGGGAGGAACTTGCTGATTGTTTCCGGGGTTTGGAGAGTTTCCAGCCTCCATATTGGGCTGCTTGAACAACGCCTTGCTGATAACGGAGGAAACGACAAGGTTGATGGCAAACGCAGTCGCGGTCATGTACCAAGCGAAGTCCACTAATAGCGTTTTGAAAAGGTATTGCGCGATGATATTCCCAACAGCAAACGCCGTTGGCGCAAAAGTCATGCCAAGCAGGAATAGCCACAATTTATTGGTCTTGCTCATCATTGAATCCAGTTCTCGTCTTTTTTCCTAAACCCGTATCGCTTGTAGTCGAAATCGGGACTGACATCCAATTTTGTCATTGTGAAATACTTGATTCGCCCTTGTTCTTTCAGTTCATTGCCGAATTTGATGTAAGCATCAAACAATCTAAACCCTGTAGCGCCTTTCCTATGTTCTGGGCGAACATACCAAGCCAGTTCGTGCAACGCGAATATCTTATCACTCCATATAGTCGGCATAACTATACAGATTAAAAGACCAACATTCTCTGCGTAGAATATCTTTCCAGCACCGGCGAAAATCGAATCAAGCAATCGACCGAAGTATTCTTCATCATCGGCCTCTTGAATCTCATTGAAGTCGGCAGAATCCCTGAATTCTCGCATTAACTGAGCGATCTGTTCTTTATCAAACTTGTTGGCTTCGCGGATCACGAATCTTTACCAAAAGGATAGTTGATTGTAGTGATAAACGCTACTCGGTTCATTGATGTATCACCAGGCGCGAAGAATTGCCACGAGTTGTCGTTTGTGTACCTTCCGGCCACTCGGTTTTGCAGAATCAGTTGAATAGACGATGCGGCTACCGAAATAACACCAACGAATTGTCGCGCTTCTTCAAGCCATTGCTCAGAGATTGAGAAAGTGGAGATATACCCGTTGAAGAACTGGTATAGACCACCTGCCCCGCCAGTCGTAATCAGGTTGCCATCGGTATCAAAAAAACCCTTCCATGCCTCAATCTGAGAGCCTTTGATCTGCTGGCCGAGAACAAACCCCAGCATGGCAGTATCAATACCTACTAGCGAGAAAGTGGTCTCATTCGCGGTTGATTTAATATCTCTCTGTGCGTCACCAACTTTAACAAGGACACCCAGCGCCGTAAAAGGCTGCGAATCCACCGCCGGGATGGTTAGTGGTGAGGCAGTAGTTGCAAAGCGGTATACGCCGCTTGGACTCGTTACACGGACAAAATCAGCATAACGGATATTGTTCGTGTTCTGTACCGGAGATATTGGGTTCATAGCACGCTCTCAAAAGCCTTGAATGATCCGCCCCATTGAATGAATGAATCGTTGGTCATTGGGATTAGAGTATAGGTCGGATACTCGCGCAAGATAACCGGGAAAGTCACTCCTGTGTACGATGTACCTCCCATCGAAATAGTAGTTCCATACTGCCCTATAACCGCTGCAACCGTCGATGCAAGAGTTCCGATAAGGTTTCGGTGAACGGGAATGGTAACAGTAGATCCCGAACCTCGTAAAACATCTTCCGTAGCAATATAGGCGTATCGTCCGACCTGACAGAAGTCCCCCGCCCTGACGATGTATGCCGTAGGACTAATACTTGGCAAAGAGCCAAGGACGAGATTCTTTGCCGCCGAGGATGTCTGCCATTGGCAAGATGTAATCTGGACAGATGTCATACTTCCTTGATATTTAATGTAACTCAGCCATCCTGTTGATCCGAAATTCAGATATTGCTCTAACGATTTATCCGGGATTCGCAAAGAGTTAAGTAAAGACCGGCTTTGCGAGTAAAGCAGATAATTCATTGGTCGCATATCAAACGCAAACGGAACCACAGTAATGATCTCGGATGTGCTAATTCTCTGGTTACGGCTGACCATCTGGCCAACAAACCGTTGATCGTTTATACCTACAGATTCGCTAATTGACAGAATTTGGTTCAAGCTCATGGCTTACCTCGATTGCGGAATAGATCGGCCAGCGGATTGATTAGCAGACCACACAGCCATTTTATTTCTGGCCAAGAACTGCGCCCCAGACTGCGTATCAATTGCCGACATATTGGCAATGTAGGGGCCGTTATAAATAATCTGCGGACTGCTCATACCAGATCCTAGTCTAGCATTAGGGATTATAGTTCCTGACGAGTTTGGCATGAATAACTCTGGTCCTTGCTCTCCAACAAGATACGGCGTTCCGCCTGCCACCATACCTCCATTAGCAAAGCCAGTAACGCCGAATTGTTGTTGTGCCAACATCATTGACTGTTGTGATCCTGGAATTGTCCCAAGACCGCCAGCGGCAACATTCGCTGCGCCCATGAAAGACGGACCACCAAAACTGAGCATTCCCAAAAGTTTTGTTGCTTGCGCTTTGAGATAAATGGCCATCAAGTCTGAAATAATAGAGCCAGCCAATTCCTTGAAACTTAGTTTCCCGGTTTTGACAAAGTTCATAATGGCTGATTCCATATTATCAAAAACAGCCTTGTTAATATCTTGCAGGTATTTCAAGTTCTCTGCTTCTTCAGCCAATGCTTTAGCGGAATCACGGATTGATGCAGCCCGTTCCTTTGCCGCGTCTTTGTCCTCAGTATTCAGTTTTGTATTCTTGTCGATCTTTTCTATTTCTTGTTTATAGGCTAACTCGGCCTTTAGGATTGCCAATTTCTTTTCACTGGCAAGAATGTTCTCTGCGTACAAGTTAATTTCTTGATGCTGCAACTCAAGATTATTGAGCCTTCCTTGTTGTTCGTTAGCGATCTCAAGAGCCGCCTGACGAGAAATTGCTGCTTTCTTTTGTTCTGCTTCGGACTGAAGGTGAGCAATTTCAGCCTCAAGCAATTTAGCCCTTTCTGCTGCAAATGTTCCCCTTTCCTCTTTATCTAAGCGGTCTCGCTCTTTCCATGCTTGAAGTGCTTTTTCTTCAGCCTCAAGATCAATCGCCTCAAGTTCAGTGGCGGTAGCCCTTCTATTAGCTAATTCAGTTTCTTTTTGCTTATAAAGAACCTCGCGGTTTAATTCAGCTACCTTGTCTTGATAATCTTTGCTTTCCTGCAAAGCAATGTTATTAGATGCTTTCAGGGCCGCCGTTCGCTGTGCCTCAATATCTTTTGCAAGCAGACCTGCATTCTTAATCGCATCATCGGCCTTCATGTTGTCATATTTTGTATTGATGTCGTGTGTTCTCTTGGCGAGACGCTCCTCAATCAATAAACGGTCTGTTTTAATCTTTTCGTTAGCGGCAAGTACAGACTCCATCTCAATTCGGGTGGTTTCCTGCTGTATTTCGCGTTTTGTCTTTTCAAACTCCCGCGCCTTATCAAGACCAGCTATTTTCTGATCCTCTTTTCTCTGTGTGTTGGCTTTATCCTCTATTGCTTTAGCGGCGGCTTCGGCCTTATTGACCAATGCTTGTAATTCGTTTATACGCGCCTGTTTGCGTTTCGCTGAGTCGCCCTGAGTAAACGGCATCTCTTTTTTAAGCCTGGCAATCTCAGACTTTGCCCATTTGACTTCCCCTGCTTCAGTCCCCCATTCAAGAATGGCCGTCTTGTAATTGTTCAAAGCCCTGCCAGCGGCTTCCCATGCCGATTGGATATACCCAATATCTCGCGTGTGGCCTGCCTGAACGGTCTTAAACTTGTCGGTGATTATCTTGAGAGCCTCTGTTTTGCGCCCAAGGATTTCAAGCGCCTCAATCCTCTTGTACTCAGCCAGCGTCAGGAAGTGATATTTCTCATTGAGTTCCTTAGCTCCCTTGGCCGTTCCGTTAAGGCTTGGGGCCAGTTCTTTCGCCATAACTCCAGCCGCTTTACCGCTAAGTTGCGCGACTCTGGAAACCATCGCGCCAACATCTGCAAGTTGCGTTCTGGTGAGAGTGCCAGACGATGCGAGTTCAACCAGGGCTTCTTTTGCATCACCAACGCTTGTATTGAATTGCCCTGCGACTTGTTTTGCCGTCTCGCTTAATGTGTAATTTGTCAGCCCAATCGTGTTATTGCTTAAAATTAACGCATCATTGAATTTCTTAGCGTCAGACGAGCCTTTAATAAACGCATACGCAACAGCGCCAACCGCACCCGCAAATCCGACAAAAGCTACACGGCTTGCCGTAACAACTTGCGCTATACCTGCAAACAAGTTTTTGAATCCGCCGAATTGATCGCGTAATTGACCACCTTGTTGTATAAGAACTAAAAATGGGCTTTGGCCGCCTGCAAGACTTGTAACGATGTCGGTTGTTTGATAGCCCAATGCTGCCATCTGTTGCGTTGTCATTTGGAAGCCTGACGCTAACTCTTTCTGCGACGACCTGAATTTTGCGACTTTCGAATCCATTGCAGCCGCGTGTGCAAGCATTTGTTTCTGGAAATTTGCATCGGCCTTGCCTAGTTGTTCAAACTTGCCACCCTCCGCGAACTTACGCTGCATCTTTTCGACATTGGATACTTCGCGTCCATAGTCTTTAATCGCATACTCAAGTGCTTGAACCTCTTTAATGGCGGCTTTTGTCTCGCGCTCAATCGCGTTTTTCAGTTTGCGATTCTCTGATATTGCGCCATCAATATTCTTAGAGAATTCGGAGATATTGAGACTTAGCAGTACGCCAAGCCTAGCAGCATATTGACCGGGCATTATTTAACTCCTTTCTTCTTACTGAGTTGATTCATGTAAGAAGGCAGTATTTCAGAGAGTTCACCTGACAAAATGCCGAGTGCCTGATTTATAGTTTGCTGTAATGCCGGAACCAAAAACGGTCGTTTTGCCATTTTTGCTGTGCCAAATTCGTTTGCCAATGATACTGCGGACTTCTTTACAGAGAGAACGCCAATAACAGCATCATTATCATCGACATACGCTGATTTTCTGTCCGATGCGTTTGGAACCCTAGCGTCAATCCTCAAGGTCTCCCTCATGTGAATCCCGGATTTGTTGTTAGGGTCGTAACCAGCGTTTGACTTTGCGTAGTCGTAGGCTGGCTGTAAAGCCCTACGCATGGCCGGATATAGCTTTCGTGCAACGAGGTCTGCTCTGTGCATTTTGCTCATTTCGATCAGCATAGATTCAAACTCTTTGAATCCATCAGTTTCAATGTAAAAGCCCATCAGACAGCCTCCAAAATTTTCTTTGGCGCTTTAGGATTCATTGCCATGAATGCCATAAGCGAACGCTGTGATTTTGCCTGTTTTTGTTCTTCGGTTAAAGGGGGCTGTACATATTCATGGGCAAACGGAAGCATATCATCCATCTTAAATGGAGTTGCTTCACGCCTAATCTTGGAATTGAGGTTGCCGGTGGCGAAGGTAGAAAGAGCCAGTAATACAGACTTTGGCCCAATCATCCCATCTGCAAGCATTATTTCGATGTTTCTCATATCGTCCACCGGCACTATGTCTGGAGAACCACCGTGGGCATAAATATATGCCCTTGCTTGCGCGTGTATGTCAGTGGTTAATTTTTTTTTGCGTCCTTATAGCCTGGCTGGATCACTTCCATGATCTTTTCAAGCATCTCGAATTGGATTTGCAACGGGAATTCTTCCTCAATATCCTCATAGCTAAGGTCATCTAATGAACCGCTATCAGGAACCAGCAACTTCATGTATTCGACAATTCTTTGTTCCATCTGAATAACAGAACTTACAGTCTCTTTGGTTGACCGGCCATCTACAACAACATCATCGCCAATGACTTCAATACCTTCGATATTGGTGTCTCTGAGAGCCGAGGTCATCTTTTCTAAGCGGAGTTTGACCTTTCCTTCATCGAGATTGGCAACACGCTTGTAAATATCGTCCATCTCTTTTGAGAGTGGTACGCGAACCTTGAATGTGTGATTGCGATACTCAAATGTCTTAACGCGAATATCGTCAGAAATCTTTAGGGTTTTTCCTAGTTTGCCCATGTTTTATTATTTCCTATTAAGAAGTTTATTGTAAATCTGGTTATTTAGATCGTTCACAAAATCAATAATGGCCTCTGGGGTCATCTTGTCTGCGTGATTAGCAGCGATTTTATGCGCGAGATCAATGCCAGTGATCTTTTGTTGAGTAAACCCGAACCATGCTCTATTGCCAGATTCGGCTTTAGAGATCAGGTATTCAAGCAGATCGTTAGTATCTTTAATGTTAATGTCCATATCATATAAGCAGCCCCTTCCGGGGCCGCTTCGGTTAGATGTTGTTGGACCAGCCGTATGAAGTGCCACCGACAGGGTGAAGGGTAAAGGTAAACTTGCCTTCAGCAGACGGGTTCATATCCCATTGCAGACCACCAACGCGAGCATTGAAGGCGTAAGCAACGACATTTGCACCATCTTGATCGTACACAGCAATAACATAGCTACGAATGGTAGAGCCGTCATAACCATCGGAACGAATCTGCAACAGAGCTGTATCAGACGGGTTCCATGCAGCCGTAATGGTCAGCGAAGTCACCTGATTCTGGGTGGTGATCTTAGCGCCGGTACGCGCACCAGCAACGGCATAGGTAGCAGAAGCATCATCAGCGCCAAACGGTGGGATCGTCTCGACAGGAATCTGCATACCACCAGTACCAGTACCGCCAGCAGAAGTGCCGACAATATCTGCTACTTGGCCGGTCCAAGTTGCGAGTTGTGCATCGGTCAACGGGGTCGGGGTCGCGTCATCTTGCATCCAAAGGGTTGCGACATAACCCGGCATTACTTTGTTAATCAAGGCCATTTTATGACTCCTAAGTAAAAGTTAAGGTTAAGACGCAATATACATCAAGCAATCGAGATTCACTTGCGCCATTTTCGTATCATTATCGTATGTGTTGTAAACCCAACTTACATCAATTTTGCCTACAGCAAAACCACTTGCGCCACCAAAATTGCCTGAATACCCATGAAGCGCATGAATAATAGCTTGCGCCATTGTAAACGAATCCTCTGTTGTTTGTGCAAAGCAGGTTACTTGAAAAACAGGTGTGTCGATACCTTTGTTATTCTGCAATGTACCAGCGAATACAGGTTGATGAACATTCCTGAGATTCCAAGTGGCAAACTTAGGTTGACTTGCCCAATTTCGGTTGAAATTTGCATACACCGGAATCGGAGAAAGGATCGCTGACAATTCATATTGAATTGCTGGCGCATAAACAAGAACGGAATTCTGTCCCATCAGACCGCCGTTCCCGGTTGATTGTATGCACACATGAAAGTAACCTTCATCCTGTCATTACTTTCTTTCACATTAACAATACGCCAATTCTTATTGCGGTAAGTAATTGAGTATTCGCTTTGATTGTTAGCGATTGTCCTCATGTTTGGAGTGTAATTGAATGTAAGATTTATCATGTCTTGATAAACACGATAGTTATCCGCAATCAAAACATCGTTTGCAACATTACCAACCAATGCCCTCGTATCAAACCAAGTTGTTTGCACGGTCGTTTGTTCTCCAAACGCAGAATTGGAGAATGTAAGATTGTTTACGCTGATGTTTTCGTAGCGGACAATGCCCATCACATCACCAATGGCTTGTAAGAGCGAAGCAATGCCTCTACACCGAACGGAATTTGTTTCAGGTATCGCGTTTCACCAGTCTCTGAACGGTTGTTGTAAAGATGCGTGAACAACAATAATCCAGCCTGCTTCACCACGGGATAAGATGCAATTGGATTTGCAACCGTGGTGTACTCAACAACAATAGGCGCAGTCCGTTCAGTATTGATGTTGGTCGAGAGCGAGTTGACCACCACTTTATTCCCGGAGGCATCATAGTAGTAATCGCTTGCCGATACCGTTTGCATCGTATTTGAACCATCCCAGTATTTAACCGAGTTGATCGTTACGCCGCTTTGAGACGGGCTGTAATTCTGGCTAACCTCTGGTAAGTCCAGCGCAATTGGAGTGGCCACAAGGCTTTGTATGCCGTAATAGACCCTATATTGAACGGGGAATATCGACAGGCCAAGGTAGTCCTCAATGTGTTGCCGTACCGCCAATTCCAAACTCTCAAGGTATGAATCCTGCGATTCATCCTCAAACAGGTTGATCTGCTGGGTAATTTCATCCAGCGTCAACCATTGCGTTGCAATATCGCGGCTGATCTGCTCAACCTTTACATAGTTGAACGGATTTCTAGTTACACCCAACGGCAATTCATTGATTTGCGCGGACATATTATTCCTTACGCGGCAGACATCCGAACGCCAGCAAACGGATTGCGAACCGTGCTTGCAACTCGTTTTTCACCGACAAAAGTAACAAAGCCAGGAGAGGTTTGTTCAAACATCTGAAGGCTGAATTCTTCTACATCTGCAATGGTCAAAAACTCAGACCAGTTTGCTAGATAGATCGGGAACGCAGCGGACAAGTAATCGTTAGGAATGACAGGCCAGCCAAAGATACGGCCAACAGCAGCCCCATCCTCATCACCAACCTCAAGGAAAATTGGCAGACCTTGGCTATCGGTCATGTCTCGCAAGGATTGAATCATTGACGGCTTGATGTGCCATGCAGTACCCGGAAGGCTCCAGTATTGGCCCGGGAACGCATTTGCCATTCCGACAACATCAGAGTATTCCAAAGTTGCGCCTTTGTTTACGGTAGCAATATCATGAATGCCATCAGTAATCGCCGTGCCAGAGGAGCCATAGGCGCTTGCGGTATTGGACACATAGGAATCCAAACCACGCAGCCCTGAAGTTCCGCCAGTAGTCGTGGTGGTCGAACCGCTTTGGTCATTATTGACAGCCATAGACGCGGCTTCCAAGGAACTGAATTCCAAAGCCATGTCACGAATCAGCGTTTCTTCTAGTGCGTTAATGTCATCTAAAGCAGCCGTGCGGATAGGCAAAGAAGTAATCACGCAACGCACCGGCAATTGCCAGA